AACCGGATATGTGAAGAAAAACGAACATAGAAGAGGAGGTTGCTCGATGTCTAAAACTACGAAGAAAAGGAGACTGAGAAGGTTATCTCATGTGCGACGAAAAGAAGGAGGCTATCTCATGTTAGACGAAAAGAAGGAGGCTATCTCATGGATAGTATAGCATGCTTTGATCGTGAAAACAATCCCTTAGAAGTAGTTTTATCAAGGCTGGACAAGGTTAAGCGCGTTCATAACGGCTACATAGCGCGCTGTCCGGCACACGAAGATTGCAATCCGTCGCTGTCAGTAACCGAAGGTAGCGATGGCCGAGTGCTGTTAAAGTGCTTTGCTGGTTGCAGCACAGAAGATATTGTAAAGGCCTTGAGCTTAACCATGGCCGATTTATTCCCTCACGAAGAAAGACCACTACGAAAACCTTATAAGCAAAACCAAAAGCCAACATATGTTTACACAGACACAGAAGGTAAACCACTATTTGGAATTATCCGAACGCCAGAAAAGCAATTTATGGCCGTTCGCCCAGATGGCAAGGGTGGCTGGGCCTACGGCATGGGGAAGGTCAATCCCACGCTCTACAACTTGCCGAGGGTCATTGAAGCCGTGAGCAAGGGCGAGCTTGTCTTTGTCGTTGAGGGTGAAAAGGACGCCGACAATATGGCTAAAGTGGGCCTTACGGCCACAACTAATCCCTTTGGCGCTGAGAAGTGGAAGCCAGAATATGCCGATTATTTGGTCCGCGCTGACGTGGTGATCATCCCAGATAACGACGAAGTGGGCCGTAGGCACGCCGAACAGGTGGCAAGGTCGCTCATGGGCAAAGCCAAGATCAGATTATTGGAATTGCCGAGTTTGCCACCGAAGGGCGACGTTAGCGATTGGCTGGAGGCTGGGGGCACAAAAGAAGAGCTTTTATCTATGGCTGAGCAGGCGCCGTTATATGAGCCAAAAGAGGCCTTACCAGAAGAGGCCTTAAACGATGGCTTACCGACAATTGATGCCAGCGTTAAAAGTCTGCCAGAAGTGAGCGGGCAGGCTATAAGTGCTTTGATGATGGCTAATGAGGCAGAGCCTCGGCTGTTTCTACATGCTGGGCCAGTCAAGATCGAGGAGGACGAACACGGAGGGCTGATTACCGTAGAGCTTGACGTCGACCGCATGCGCTACGAAATGGCGAGGACGGCTAACTGGGTGGCCATGACCAAGGACGGATTAAAGAAAAGCAAGCCGCCGCTTGATGTAGTGAGGGACGTTTTAGTCTCACCGCTTAAATTCCCAGTCTTGGAAAATATTGTAAGGGTTCCTATCTTTGCTAAGGATGGGACGTTGCAGGTTGAGGCTGGATACCACGAGAAAACACGGAGTTATTATGCTCCGCCAGACCGATTATCAATCCCAGAAGTTCCTAAAAATCCTACAAAAGCCGACGTTGCGGAAGCCAAAAGGTGGATATTCGACGAGCTTTTATGTGACTTCCCTTTTTCAAGTGATGCCGACAGGGCGCACGCCATAGCCTTGTTACTATTGCCGTTTTGTAGAGCCATGATTGACGGCCTTACGCCATTGCATTTTATCGAGGCAAGCGGTCAGGGATCAGGGAAGGGTCTCTTGGCAAAAGTATTGCTTAGCATTTCTTGCGATAGCAACGTGGGCATAATCCCTCCGCCACGGGACGACGAAGAGGTAAGAAAAGCAATAACCGCAAGGCTGATCGAGGGCAGGTCGGCAGTTTTGATTGATAACATAACACGCCTTGACTCGCCAGTCTTATCGGCTGCGTTGACGGCTGATATATGGGACGATCGCCTCTTAGGCAAAAACAAAACTGTAAGGCTGCCGATAAGTTGGATTTGGGCCGCGACTGGAAATAACGCAATCGTGAGCACAGACATTGCTCGCCGAAGCATCCGAATCAGGCTAACGCCACAAGAGGAAAAGCCATGGCTACGGCACAATTTCAAGCATAAAAATCTGATCGCATGGACTAAGAGCAGGCGCTCACGGCTTATTTGGTCGGCGTTAACGCTCATTCAAAGCTGGATATCCGCTGGACGGCCGGAAGCTGACATCACACCCTTAGGGTCATTCGAGGATTGGACGAGGGTCATGGGTGGAATACTTAAACATGCCGAAATACCGGGATTTCTTGGAAATATCGTTGAGTTTTACGACACGGCAGACACAGAAAGCGGGATATGGCGGGAGTTTGTAAATGAATGGTGGGAAGTGTGGGAGGACAAGAAGGTCAAAATCTCTGACTTGTTTCAAATTGCTGAGAAAATAGACGGTTTTGATTTAGGCAAGGGGGCCACGGAGCGGGCACAAAAAACAGCGTTAGGCATGAAGTTAAAGAAGATGAGAGACCGGATATTTGATGACAAGAAGATTTGCACGGCAGGGACATATGACAACGCCATGTTATGGAAATTGGTCAAGAAAAGTCAAAGCGCAAAAGGTTAATACAAAAAAACATAGTATTTGCAAGGGGTTACGAGAACGTGTATTAACCTTATTAACCTTTCGACATTAGCGGAGAATTTTAATTTGAGTAGGAGTAGTAAGAAATAAAAAAAATATAGAGGAGTGGCCAAAGGTTAAGCAGGTTAATACAGGTATCTGTAAAGCGTTGGTATTACTGGCTTTGCGTGTATTAACCTTTTCGAGAGGTTAATACAAGTTCAAGAGAAAGGAGATGTAACCATGTGGGAGGCACTTGCTAAGGAAGGTTTATTGAAAGAAGCAATAGTGGAATTTGTGCGCGAGAGGGACTGGGTTACGCTGGTGGAATTGCAGCGACATATGGGAGATTACATGGAAACGAAAGGACATATTGCTTTAGAATGGGCGCCCAACTTACTCCTTTGGGGTGGCATGAGTCAGGAGTTGGTTGATCTTCTTATTGAGCTAAATAAAGAAAAACGCATTGTGTATTACACAACCAGCGCGCTTACTTATATGGCAGATGGTGGCGTGGTAGATTTACCGGTGGCAAAAAATATGCCTAAGAAAGGGTATAAAAAACCGCGCTGGCTGCCTGTTTGTATTAGGGTGGCGCCATGTGATAGGCACAGAGCGCGCCGGGGGCGGCGGCGTTGAAGCGGATAATCTGTGAACGCTGTGGCCGGGACCTCGGGCCTACGCAACCATTGCCGCACACGCTCGCGTTTTGTAGGCATTGCGGGATATGGATCGATAACGAAGGCCGGCCACAGCCAAGGCATATATCCGAAGTTATGCCGAAGGTGATGGCCGAACTTGCCGTTAAACACAGGCGAGCCAAAAAAAAAGTGGCGGCGTGATGCCATGGGGGGTATGGATTCTCCCAGCGCAAGGCTCAGGAGACCGTCGCGGAATCACGCACGAACGTTGTCAATAAAACATTGTTTTTGTCAGAATCCTAAGGAGGGATTAAAGGATGGGACGCAACAGGAAACCAACATCTAAAAAGGTGTTAGAGGGGTCAATCAGGGGTGACCGTAGGGTCAACGAACCAAAACCGGCACGTGTGATGCCTGTCTGTCCAGACTGGCTACCAGGCGAAGGCGCGCGTAAGTGGAACGAACTTGCGCCAAAACTGTTTGATGCAGGGTTATTGACCGAGCTGGATGGCGAAACGCTGGCTGTTATGTGTATGCACTGGGCTGTAATGGTCGAGGCAATACAAGATTTGAGAGAGCGTGGGATTTTAGTCACAGGCGCGCGTGGCGACGGAGGACTTGTCAAAAATCCGTCTCTCCAAGTGTTAAAGGATAATTCGGCGGCGTTTGACCGATATGCCGCTGGATTCGGCATGGACCCACGAAGCCGGGCATATGTTGATTCGCAACCTGAGAATGAGGACGACGAGTTTCTTAAAAAAATACTACGAGGAGGTGAAAATTGATGGCAGAAAAAGAGATACCAGAGGCGCCGGAGTGGCTCACGCCCGGCGCCAAGAAGTTATGGCGGCAAGTGGTGCCATTGATACCGGACTTTAATCTGATTTTAGACGAGGCTGCCGTCTCGATCTATGTAACTTTGCTCGACCAGATAAACGCTATGGCGGATGAGGAGAAATTGTCGGTGGAGGAACTATGCCTGAGAGAGGAGCTTGTCAACGAATCCTTTGAATGGGCGAACGAACTTGGATTGACTCCGGACTCTTACTTAAAGATAACTCACCGGACGGGGTAGGGGCCTCGTAGATGGCCTGTAAGGCCTCTACTTGGGGTCGGGCTGTATGATTCATCCTTTGATGAGTTCCGAAAACGCTGGACACGGAAAATAACGAAATAATACCGTTGCTATTGACGGGCAGAGTTAGAGGGTTTATACTCGCTTATATGATACCAAAAAGAGCAATTATTGGTATCAAAAGGAGGCGAGAGAGTGGCGAAACGCAAAATCCCCGAAGTATTAACAGAAGAGGAACAATACCGTTTCTTGAGCACTTTTAGCAAGCGGGCGCCGACTGCGATCAGAAATTATGCAATGTGCCGGCTGATGCTTGATGCCGGGCTTAGGTGCGGCGAGGTATTGAACTTAAAGGTTAACGACGTGGACTGGACCACGGGCAGGGTCCACATTAGGCAAGGCAAGGGCGAAAAGGACCGGATCGTGTGGTTGAACGATGACGCCTTGGACGCCTTGCGGCGCTGGAAGGTTAAGCGACCGACGAATAATGACTGGCTGTTTTGCACGCTTAAGGGGGACCACTTAAAAGATAGATATGTTAGGGCCATGGTTAAGCGGAAAGCAAAGCAGGCCGGCATTGATAAAAACGTTCACCCGCACACGTTGCGCCACAGCTTTGCGACGGACTTATACCGTGAGAGCAAGAATTTGAGGCTGGTTCAGAAGGCCTTGGGGCATTCTTCAATTCAATCTACGGAAATTTACACGCATATATTCGACGAAGAACTGGAAAACGAAATGAAAGTTTTTCGTTCAAAGAAGAGGGAGGGGTAAAGATGCGGTATGTTTCGATTAAAGAAGACGAACGTTTTGTAATATGCCCCGTTTGTGGGCAAGTTGTCGACTTAGACGATGTAACGACGGCTTGCAAGCACTTTGCGGCCGAGGATTACATAACGCCGCGCGGGCCGTTTATGTGCGGTTATGACGTGTGGTTTGAGGAGGGATAGACGATGACAAGCATAAAAAAGAGGCAAGAGATGCGAGTTGAACCCGGGTCATGTGTTGTAGAAGCGTTTGGGGAGGGTCCAGAACAAAAAATCTTCATCTATCGAATTGAGGCCATAGAAAAAGATTTAACCGGCGATTTTATAGCAACCGTTACACCATTACATTATTTCAAGGATGGTCGGTGGATTCATTACGAATCAGTAGACAATCGCGCGTCAGCGATCGTTGGCTAATTTATTAAAAAGGAGGGGTAAAAGATGCAACCAAAAGGGATGCGGGCTGTTATAGGCGGCATTCGCTACGATACAGACAAGGCGGAGGTCATCGCCCACGACTGCTATTGGGACGGCCACAACTGGGAGCGGCACGGGCGCAACACTTATCTTTACAAGACGCCTAATGGGCGCTACTTTGCCGTCTATCTCACGATGTGGGAGGGAGAGCGAGACAGGATAGAGCCACTACCGGTCGCCGAGGCGCTGGAACTATACGAGCAATTACCAGAGAAGGTAATGGAGTTTGAAGAGGCGTTCCCCGACGAAGTGGTCGAGGAGGCGTGACGATGCGCGCATGTAGGCCATAGTCTCCATAGACCTTGTATATCATCTCACGCTTGACAAAACTTCGCGTTGGGTAGTAGAATCTATCTATAGTAAGAAATAGGAGGGGCGATTGAATGACTATAAGAACAAAAATTCGCAACTTAAAAATAGCGCCAAGAGCGAGCTGGCCGGATATCATGACCCCCGCGGATATTAAAAACTTGAATATCTTTCCCGGGCTGGGGATTAATACGATTTATTCCTTGTGGGGCGACGAGGAAAGTGGCTGGCCGGGCCAAAGGGCAGGATACGTTCACATAATCTACATCGAAGACCTTATCAAATGGTTAGACGGCGATGACTCATATTTGAAATGCGCGCCGCGTTTCGCGTCGGACAGGGACTGGACCACCGACGAGGACGTGAGGCGGGCTTTGTAAAGTTTCGGGGGCCTGCTCCCCCCGAAAATGTGTGGGCTCACTCACCCACACGGGCGCTCCCACCGGCGCTCGTTTTCTCGAGTGACTCTTTAATTTTATCACCGTATCATGTTTCACCTCCTTCATCGGGGGCGCTCTCAGCCGGCGCCCCCAAAAGAACAAGAGGAGGGCAGCAACCAAGCTCTGACGCCGTGCTTAGTTTTTAGCGCGATCGACACCCTACCTTGAGAACGCACAATTACACCTTACCTTGAGGATGAACGCGCGAGACACCGAAGCTAACTTGAAGTTGGGGGGCTACACCGGAACTTAGAACGCAAAACACACACCACACCTCGTAGGCTAAAAACAAAACTAAAAAAGGATGTGGTTGAAGTGGAGTTGCAAGAAATCAGAGACAAAATGTTTGACGAGGCAGAAGCAATAATTAAAAAAGTTGAGAAAGAAAATCGCGACTTTACGGACGATGAGGAAATGGCATATAACTCGAAGTATGAGCAGATAAAGGCACTGGATAAGCAGATACAGCAAGCCCGTGGGGGCTTTGACGCTCGCGTGCTGTTAGGTGATAGGAGCGCCTATGATTTAGACGGCAAGGCATATCCGGTGGTGGATTCGCGCTCGGCTGTGGCGAATATCACGCCGCACGATGACAAAGGCTTCACGCTGGCCGGATTTGTGAGGGCCAGCATGGGTTTTGAAGGCCGCGCGACTCCGGTCGGGACAGGGACTGCGCTCGTGCCTCAGTATCTATCGGCCAACATCATTGACATGGTCCGCGCCAAGTCGCGAGTCGTGCAGGCTGGGGCGATAACGATACCGATCGAGGGGCCGACGTATATATGCCGCATTGATGCTGACCCCACTGTGTATCAACACACCGAGGGGACAGAGGATATCACAGAGTCGGTGCCGACGTTCACGCCACTTAAGTTGGATCCTAAGGCGTTAGTGGCGACTGTGCCATTGACGATGGAAGTTGTGGAAGACGCCCAGAACCTCGACGCCGCGCTCAGGATGAGTTTGGCTGGTGCGTTCGCGACGAAGCTCGACGCGCTGACCATCACAACGATACTGGCAGACACGAATATCGCTACCAGCGCTGCCGGCGAAGATTGCGGAACGTGGGCTGGGGTAATGGCTGCCGTGGGGTCCATGTTGGACGCTGACATGGATATACCGACTGCTATTATCGCCAATACGGCAGACTATGCCGACAGGGCGGCCGAGGTGGCCGTGGCTAATGGCGTGTGGCTTGGCGCACCTCCGGTGCTGGCGAAGATGCAGGACCTGTTTACCACTAACGTGGCTACCGGGACTGCTATTCTTGGGGACTTTGCGAAGGGCGTGGCTATTGCCGTGAGGCGGAACCTCCAGCTTGAGGTCGTGCGCTTTCAGGCACCGGCGAAAGCTACGCATTTACTGGTCGCTTCCGCGAGGCTGGAGGGCTACGTCTTGCAACCGGCTGCACTCTACATTCAGAAGACGACCGTATAACAGCAAAAGGAGCCGCTTAAAAAACGGCTCCCTTTGCAAAGTTTGAGTTTGTTTGTTTTAGCATCCGGCCGCCACAACCGGATATGTGAAGAAAAACGAACATAGAAGAGGAGGTTGCTCGATGTCTAAAACTACGAAGAAAAGGAGACTGAGAAGGTTATCTCATGTGCGACGAAAAGAAG